CGCCGGCACGCGGAACACGTCACCCTGCGCCACCGTCTTGCTGGCCGTCAGTGCGCCATGCGCCAAGAGGTTGCCGCTGGTCAAGGCATCCAAGATGCCAACATGCGTGATGGTGCCCCACGCGCTGCCTGCGGTCGGAAACTCCACTGCTGACGTGTTCGATGCCGTGTCATTGGTCACGGTGAAGGCAATGGTCTGTCGGGCATAAGAAGTGCCGCTGCACTCGGTGCCTGAGTTATCGTCACCGGGGTCGCTGGTATACAGCGCCAAGTACAGCGTGGCAGGCGCGCTATACGGCACGCCACCAAACACATGGTCTAAAACCTTATTCTCTAAGTAATTGGAAAATGCACTCACGGTATCACCCTCGTCGGTTTAACGGTCATCGCCACACGGCCTTGGCTCACTGCTGCGCGTGAATCTTGTACCAGCATGTCCTCAACGGCCTGCGCGTACATCTGCCCCCACAATCCAACCCGCTCGTCGTCGCGCAAATACGGCGCGGCCTGCATTAACGCACCATAGAGATACACGTCAGGATGACGCGCCAGGATCCAGTTGGACGTGTTGCTATCAGATAACTTGGCAAGCGTGCCGATATAGGTCAGCTCTGCGGTGTACTCGGTATCAGGCGCAGGCAGCACCTCAAACTGAGTACCGACCACGGTGAAATACAAAGGCTTGCCGGTGGTGCGGTAGACGTATTTCTTGGCGTCCAGCTCATCCTCTGAGAGAAACACCAAAGGCTGCACAGGTGCGGTCGATGTCAGCACCAAAGACTTGGCCGACACAAAGTCAGACGGCACCGCCGAGAAGGGCGTATCAATGGTGGCGGTCGCACGCTTGACCATACGCTCAACCGGCAAGCGCCGCTCAAGCTGCGCCTCCGTCAAAGAGATGAAGTCAGGGATAACCGAGGTCAAATCGTCTCGGTTAAGCCAATCGGCAACGCTAGACTTCAACTCGCTGTATGAGGTTAGTGCCACCTTCTAGCTGCTCCTTCATGGCCCACGCACCCTCGTGTGAGTATTCAAAGGTGCCGATATGTTTGACGTGGTGGCTCAAATCGTGATCCACCAACACCTCAAACCCTGCCTCTCGCGCCTTGGTGCAAAAGAAAACGTCCTCGCCTATGTAGTGGTCGCCCTTCGTTGAGTACGGAATGGCGAACCAAGGCTGCTCCATCTTCTCAAACACTTCACGCTTTACCATCATCACGCCCATGCCGACATAATCGACAGGCTGCAAGCCCTCAGAGTCGGGTGCCGTGTACACGCGGCCAATCTTCCCGTCCTCGTCCATCATGGCGACCGGCTTAACCGGCATGCGACGTGTCGCATAGTTTGCCGCCACAATCGGCTTGTCTCTCGCTATCAGGTGCCCGATGGTTTCTTTGGGAAACCGCATGTCAGAGTCGAGCCATAGAAAATAATCGGCCCCCTCTTTTAATGCTTGACGGGCAAGCTCTGTGCGTTGGGAGGCGATTAGCGTGCCGTGCGAGGTGTAGAGCATCACACGGTCATCTGTCATCGCGGTATGCGCCGACATGGCCCGTGCCATGTCATACGCAAATGAGGTCATCACAGTGTCCCGCGCTGGCACCAAGATGGCGACAGAGCGGCTCATACACGCCCCGGACGTGTTCTGAATAATCTATTCTCCGGCGCGTTTAGCCATTTCTTCATGGCCGCCGGATCGTCAATGATGCCCTGCTGCTTCAGGCGGTAGAAAAGCGTCATCGGGATTGACGCTACCTTGCTCCACTCGCCCCAGCGCGCACGCTCATCAATACTGTTAAATTCTTCCTTGTTGGCCTCTATGATGTTGCCAGCCTGAAACTCAGTCTCAATCGTGGCCTCATCTTTGTCGGCATCGTAGTGCCACCACTTCGTGGTGCCTGTCTCTGGGTCGTAGTCAAATAATTTCTTTGACATGTTGCCTCGCTAGAAGGGCAGCGGCACCATTGCCGCCGCCCTCTAGTTTAGCCGACTTACGAGGTCGTGAGGTCAGCGGCGAGGCCGTGGGCAGCCTCGGTATTCACCTTCAAGCCCCACTCAACCACGATCATGCGCTTCTCGGCGTCGCCGGTCTTCGCAAGCTCAACGGTCTGGAAGGGACGCAAGAAGGCAACGCTTGCGTACTCAGGGTCAAGCACGAAAGCGTCACGCTCACGCTGGAAGCGGTTGGGGACAACCGACACCGCGCCAAAGTCGCTGACGTACACATCGGCCGCGCCGATGATGACCGCAGGGCCACGGCCCGGCACATCCTTACGGATTTGCGCGATGCCTTGGAAGCCAGAGACGCGCTGCTTGTTGACAGGGCCAACCATCAGGATTTTCGGCGTACCGCCTTCCGTCCACACCTGCTGGATGACATCCTTGAGGATGACTTCCGTGAAGGTGCGCTGGTCAGCAGCCAAAGCGTCCGTACGGGTCGCGTTGGGCGAGGTGGTGTAGGACGGGTCAGCACCGCTTGAGCCTTTGTTCGTGTTGGTCTTCAAGAAGGCCAAGAGCGAACCCGTCTTGCGCAACGCGGTGGACACACCCGCCGAGCCAGCGGCAGCCGCTTGGTTCGTGAGCATGATGCTTTCCATGTCGCGCTTCAACTCGGCTGAACGCTTGGCAAGCTGATAAGCCAACTCAGAGCGACGGCCAGCCTTGTCCACCGACTCCAGCGTGCCGGAGAGGATGAGCGTCTTGCGGCTGACCTGCGTGTAGTTGCCAATGCGAGAGGTCGCAGAGGTGCTGTCGTAGGCCGACACGTCGTCGCCTTCGATTTGCGCGTTGGTCGTGGAGGCCGCGGCCAAAGAATCCGTCTGCCACTCAAAATACGTGTTCTTGACGTTTTCACGGCCAATGTTGCTCATAAATGGGGTTTCTTCCGGTGATATGTTGTAGATCACATTCGAAAGAGACTCACGGATACCCTTCGCATTGAAGGTATCAAATGTGTTACTAGTCTGGGACATTGAAATTTACCTCAATCAATGAATTGCTCAAAAACGGCAGCCGCATCTCGCGTGCTGCCGGACTTGGCGAGTCTTGAAAGAGCGTCTTTTGACGTGCGCACCTTGGTCGATTGGGGCGAGCCAGCCGTGCCACCCTTCATGGGCTTGGCTTTCTGCTGGATGGTGGGCCGCATCTTGTCACGCTTGGACATCAGCTCATCGTAGAGCCATGCCTTGCGCAACGCGACGACCGCACGAGCATCGTATATGTCAGAGATTTCCTCGGCACTGAAGCCTAGTTTCCCTGTGGCATATTCGACAATCTTAGCCATCTCGGCGCGTGCTTTATCGCTGTCACGCCAATCAGGCAACGCATCCAACAACTTCTAACGCTCTGATTCCAGAGTGCGAGCCTGCTGCTCTTGCTCCTCAACCTGCTGGCGCTGCTGCAAGGCCTGCTGCTGGGACTGTACCCACATCATCTGCTCTTGCCGCGTTCGTGCCAGCTCTCGCTGCCGCACCCACTCGGTGGGATTCTCTTGATAGAGTTTATCCCAGTCGATTTCGGGCGGCTGCATCGCCTGCAACTGCTGACTCAGCACTTGCAGCGTGGCCGCATATCTCTCCCGCTCTTCCCGCGCTTGAGTCAGCTCAGCCTCGGTCTCTTTACGAGCCTGGGCGATGGCTTGCGTCTTGCGCGTGTAGTCTGCGGTGCGTGAGTAGCCTTTTAGAAGCTCATCCAGCGGCACCTCGACCTCTTCCCCGTCAACCTTGACGCGGAAAGTCTGGGACTGCTGGGGCGCTTCTTCAGCCACCTCATCGCTGTCGGTGTCCTCGGTTGTTTCTTGATCCGACTCGCCGTCAAAATCAAGCTCAACCTCCTCACCCTCTCCCGCTGGGGGGCTTTCTTGCTGCTCGTTTTCGCCGTCTTCGGCGGCGAGCATCTGCTCAAAAGCGTCCACTGGGGATGTATATTCTCCGGGGGGTGTACCCGTGCCGGTTTCATTCATTCTTTTATTTTGAAGGATTCAAGCGGTCAGCGGCGACCCGCGATGCGGTCAATATCGCGCTTGGCGATGACGCCATTCTCAACGACCACCCGCAGGTGGCGCTTGACCTCCTCCAAGACCTTGATGGCGAGCCATACCCGCTCACGCTCCTCAAGGTCAGGTAGCCCGCTATTGCGCCAGTCGGCTAAGTAAGCCGCCTCCATCTGCGCAAAGGCTTCCTCTAGTAACGGATTCTCTAGCAGCTCCTTGGCCTCATTGGCGCGCTGCGCAATCAGGTACGGGTTGCTTTCGCTCATGCCAAGAGGCCGCGCTTCACGCCGCGCATGGCTTTCTTGAGGCGGCCTGACTTTTTGTCGGCCTTGTTGAACTCTTTGGCGACCTTCATCGGCACGCCCACCCGCTCTGCGAACTCAGGGTCGTGAGCAGCGGCCGCCATGAGGCGGGCTTGTTGTTTGGATTTACTGGGCATTGTTTTGTCTCTGATCCTTGTTTGAAGTCATTTGTTCATAAGCAGCAATCGCGCCCGCACTTGCGCCGAGCGTAGCAAGCATTGCGGGTGAAATTCTGCCAGCTTGCGCCTCTCCAAGTAAAATCATGTCTCTGGCCCGCTCAATCGGTACATTCAGCCGCTGCGCTG